ATTTTTTACGTTTGCTTCTGAATATATCAAACATATCTTCAGAAAGACCAACTTCCTTAAAAAGTTCTCTGAGTTGTGATTCTTTAATCTTCATATCAGTTTCCCTATTGTTATATGTATAAATATAAGAAAACCCAACAATTACGTTGGGTTTCTTATTATCTTCTTATACCTTTTGATTTTTTCACTTGTTTTTCATATGCTTGTTTTTCGTTTTCCTTAAACTCCACAATTTTACTTATATAAAATTTTCGAGCCCAAAGTGGCATATTGTAAACATCTGAAAAGGTAAACCCACCATTTCCATGATAGATTAGGTCGAATATTTGAGAGTGTAATAACTTCCTATAATTAAGACTTAGGCCAAAAAAACCCGACATCCATAGGCAGTAGCATCTCTCTCCTTTCCCCAGTCTCTTCAGAAATAAATTCATAAGTTAAATCAATATCTGGTAAAACTTCATTAATGTATGCTCTGAGAGACTTAGAATCTACTGCAAACAATTCGTTATCTACGAAATTACTAATAACTTTAGCATCGTATTCCCCATCTACTGATGTGATTGTGTTTTTCAAACGAGTCGTTAATTCTTTAGATGTTAAATCTTTCATTTTACGACCTGCCTTTTTCAGTTCTTCTAACTGATGTTTAATCTTACGTTCTTTACTTTCAGTTAATGCTTGAAACGTAATCTTACGAGTTGAACGAGGTAGTGTGAATTCGAACTCATTTTTATGTGGTTCTGTTTGTTTACTACCATCGTAATCTTTATTTTCAAATAGAGTTAAATCAATAACTTCTTTTTGTTTTGTGTTAGTAAATGGGTCTGTAATCTCCACCTCATAATCCTTACCATATCCTAAAATACGTGCTGCAATCATAATTGCGTTTTTATCACCTGCGGTGATATCTACATATTTTACTGGTAATCCTTCACCATTTGAGATAATAAGTGATTGGAATAATCTATCCAATACTGAACCATCTTTGATATATGATTGTGTTGTGAGGATATCTTCCTCTTTTGCAGTCATATACTTCATTTCTACCTTACCCGATGCTAACGGATTATCTTTTGGATAAATTAATCCTTTAGATGGTAAATCTACGATTTCAGTAGGGAATTTGTAATCAGAAACTTGCTTTTGTTGATGTTGTTGTTTGGCGAGTTCCACCATCTCTTTGTTGGAGATGTTCGATGAATAATCATCTTGTAAATTTTCTGTACTCATAACGTTACTCTTTTGTTTTAAAACTTGTATTTGTTGGTTAACCTATTAATAAATATGATAATAAAAATAATTAAACAAAAAAACCCCAACAAAAATGTTGGGGTTCTTAATTTTCAATTTGTATTACAACAATCCGAAATTAGTATTGTAGTATTGCGTAATCGTATGTAAGTGTTAAATCAACAGTTGCTAAATCTTCACCAGTGTAATCCATATCTGAGAATTTTGCTGTTTGGATATAAGCTCCTTTAAGTGTCCACTCTTCTACTTTATCACCAACAGGACCCAAACTGTTAAAAGTGATATCTTTTTTGTAGAAATCAGAGTAACCGTCTCTACCAGTTACTGATTCGTGGTGTAAACGTACCCACTCCATTGTAGCTTGTGCTGCAGATGGAACTACGGGGTCGTAAAGAGAAATTGTTAAATCACTCCACTCACTTCTACCTTTTACATATCTTCTTACGTTGATATGGTCGATAGTTACTTTACCATTTGTTATTTCAGGTCTATTGGCTGCTTTGATTAGATATGCAGGAATTCCTTCTACATACATAATAAAGCGGTTCGACATCTTCGGTTCGAATGATGTGAACATTACTTCAGTTGGGTCTAATAATTGTGCCATTTATGTTACTCCGTTGTCTTTTCTTTAATATAAATATTGTTCTTTTAAAAAAAGATTGTGTTCCCCACCGAAATGGGGAACTTAATCTAATTTATCTATTCTGGAAATGCTGCCCCAGTTGGTAATACGTTGAAATCTAGAACAATAAACTCAGCAGTCTTAGCTGGTTGTAAGAAGATTTCTCCTACCATAATGTTTCTATCAATTACATCTGGAGTGTTATTAGTTTCATCCATAATCACTCTAAATGCGTATAACCCTTGTCTTTGTTGGATTGATTCCAAATAAGGATTAACGATTGATAAGAATCTGTTTCTCGTAGCTGCTGTGTTGTTTTCGAACACTAAGTAACGAGTAGAAGATGCGATGAACTTCTTCACTGCAATCAACAACCTTCTTACATTGATTCTATCCAATGCTGATGGTTTAGCTTGTAGTGTTTTCTGTCCAAACACAGTTACACCTTGTCCAGGGAATGTAGCGATAGGATTCAATCTACCTTCGTAGAGTTCATCTCTTTCTGCTCTTGTCAATCTTGTCTTAGCTTCAATTACTGAAGTTAATCCACCTCTATTCAATCCTGCAGGAGCGAACCACTCAGCGGCAACTTGGTCGTTAAATGCGATAACGCCAGGAAGTACAGCTGATGGCGGCACCCATACTGGTTTGTTCTTATCTGTGTTAAGAATCTTAACCCAAGGGTAGTAAGATGCTACATAGTTTGAATCAAATGATTGAACTGCGTTAGTTGCGGTTGAAATTGAATCACCCCATGCAGATGCATCCATTACAAAGAATGTATCTTGTCTATCTTCACACATATCTTTAGCAAATGTTGTTACTGCAGAGTGTAATCTGTGGATAACACCTGGAATTACTAACATATTGATATCAAACTCATCAGGATTAGATACAGCGTTGATAGCTTTTCTAAATGCTAATGTACCAGTTGCGGTATTTGAAGATAAATCATATCCTTGTGTATTACCTGCGATGATATCACCTGCAGTATAAACAATTCTATTTGGTTTGTATCCATCAAATCCACTTTGGAAAGGAACTAAGAATTTACGAGATGCTAATGCCGTATTATTATCATTTAAATCAATTGCTCCAGTGTATGGTGCGCCTGAAGATGGGTAGTTAGCTCCAGTATTCTGATTGTAATCACCTAAGTAGAATGCAGTACCTGCAGTTGCAGTAGATGAATCAGGAGTTGGTGCTAAATAGTTTAAGTTATCAGTTGTAGCAAAATCAAAATCAAATCCATAGAACTTCTTAGAGTTATATGAGTTATTGATTGTTTGGTCTGATACATAAGTTGGATTAGGTAACGTAAATGCAGTTCCATAAGGATTTTGCAATGCTGCGAATCCGAAAGGTACTAATGAAGGGTCAATTGCCTCATCTTTAACTGCCTGAGTTACTTCAACTCTAATGTTTGCCGAATTGTTAGGGTAATCACCATTTGTTGATAATTTACCATTTGAATCAACAGTAATATACTTATCACCAATTACTCTAGCGATAAAGTTAGGTGAATTAGGGTCTAAGTTAACACCCTGGAAAGTTTCAACTAAGTTAGGTCTGATATCTGAATCAACCACACCTACGAATGGTGAACCATTTACTTTATCTTGGTCTACTCTTCTTACAATTACAGTAAATGAACCATACTCAGAACCTGCTACAGTTCCAGCTGGTTTAACATCCTGAATACCGATTTTAAATTCGTAGTTAGTTGGGTTACCATGTGATAAAGTATGGAACTTAATTAAATTAGTAGTAGCACCACCAACTTTTTGAGAAGTAATCCAAGGAGTAGCTGCCTCAGTATATGCTTTTGAGTAATCAACATCTTTTGCAACATCTAAAGTTACAACAACTTCTTCACCAGTGGCGAACGATGCTGATTGGAATGTTTTAAAGTTAGATTGTACAAACGCGTCTTGCGACCCTCTTGCAGAGAATCCAAAAGTTTTGGTAAAGTAGTTACTATTTGTTGGGTTTAAAGATGCTGAAAAATTAGTTTCAACAGCCTCTGAACCTGTAATTGTTAATGTAAATAAAGATGCTGATACATCAGATGAACCGAATTGGTCTGCTACTGAACTTTCTTTAAATACATCGGTATCAGAAACGATACCAGTAGTTGGGTGTAATACTGCGGCCAACTTCTGACCTTCTGATGATGAGATGATTAGTCCAACTGGATTTTCCAGAGTGTATCCATCTTGTCCTAATACCCTTACGATTGTTGCAGTTCCAGCATCTTCCAAATAAGATTGAGCAGTATATGGTAGGTACGAATCTTCCGTTAAACCACCAAATATCTGCTGAAACTCTTGAAAAGATTCGACTTGAGTTGGAACGAACGCAGGTCCCTTAACGGTTGACCCAATTAACGCTGCTCCAATTTCACCAATCCCTTGAGGTAGAAATGACAAGTCCTTTTCTCTTGTAAATACTCCAGGACTTACTATTCTTTCTGCCATTTTTTTCTCCTATTTAATTTCTTTGGTTTTGTATATCTATAAATACTCCAAAAAATCAGAAACGATTATATTTATACGTTGGGTGTAAATACACCTGTATTAATATCGAACTCACCCTCGCCATACTTTTCTTTAAGTTCACCTGCTAATTTAATTTCAGATTCCCTCATCTCCAAATACTTTTGTTTTAATTGAGCTTTGAAGTTCTCAATATTTGTTTTTTGAGTTTCGATTAAAGTAAGTTCAATTTCAACTTCACCCAACCTAGCGGTAACTTCTGAAAATTCTTGTCTGAACTTTCCAATCTTTGCGATTTCTTCTTCTGTAAATTTAATCACTTCTGTTTCTTTGACTTGTTTTACTTCTGCCATAACATTTTTTTATTAAGTTAAACTTTGTGTTTATATAAATATGAAAATTTATTTAGAAACATTAGGTATCTAATCCTACATTCCAAAGTATTTTGGATGTACCAAATGCTTTCTGAGTATTCATTGTACGTTTACCTCTATCTTCAGGTATAATGTATGCCTTTGCAGTAAGTGTTACATTACTTCGTACCAATCTTTCTTCACCAACTGCATTTGTAGTTTCGAATGAGTAAGATTCTCCTTTAATTTGGAATTTATATCTTTCACCAAATGCACCGCCTTGAAAATAGATTACCTGTTCTACTAACTTATTTAAATCTTCCATATAATCACACCACATAATAACATCATACTGAATGTTTACATAATCAGGTGTATCTACCATATGATATTCATAATAATCTCTACTATCCACTAATTGTGAAAATTGGTCATATCTATTCTGAGGTGTGTATTTTCTTACAAATGCTCTTGATGTATCTTCATCAGTCATCACCTTTAATTTTGAATATTCGGTGTTAATATCTAATGAATTTCTTTTAAATGAAATCAATGGAGTTAAAACTTTACCATTAACATCTCTTAAATATCCATCCTTTTGTGCAGATGCCCAATTTTCTGGAGATGCGTATAATACGGGCACTGGAATGTATTTTCCACTCTCTTCGATAGTAGGTTTAACATCTTTCTCTAAGAAATCTTTAAATGCCAAATCAATATCGTATATTCCGACTTGAAAATTCTTAACATCATCATTTCTACGAGAAATCTGTTTAGATTTATTTAATTTAGGGTCATCTGAAAAAGAACTTTGGGTTCTACCTAAATCAACCTTTTCATCTCTATTTTGTCTATACTTTATTGCCATTATACACCTACTGGTAAATCGTTATTTGTAGTATCGTTCCCAAATCGGAAATCATCTTCTAATTTTAGTTGTGTTTTTCTCGTTACATGAGTTTCACATATAATAGATATGTTATAACCTTGTGAATCACCACCATCCCAAGTATCAGGATTCTTACCTGCGAAGAATTGGTTTGTAAATGTTACATCTACAATATGTTGTTCATCATTCCACACAATCACATCACCAACTTCTGGAAACACATTTTTTTCTACTAATGTATCTCTTAGGAAATAGAAGTTAACATTTCTGGTGTAAGATGAACCAAATTCATCAAAAATTTGTTCTGCATTTGTTCTATCAACCAATGTAGGAATCTTTACAGGATTATAAAATACCTTATCTTTACCCTCACCATAAAGATTTCTTTTAGAATCATCTAAAATAAGCTTATAGTAGTAGATTTCGGTATCAATAATATCCGTAATCAATTCTTTGTTTATTTTTCTAAACAAAGCTGCATCTCTTTCTCCACCAAATAACGCCATTCTTTATCCTATATAAATAGCACGAGGAACTCTATTCAATGTTTGTTCCATTGCTTCGGATTCTTCTTGCTGTGCCTGTAATAATGCCTTACGAGAAGTAGCTTCTAAGTTTTCTCTTAATTCTGAAATTAAGATTTCTTTTTCTGATGCTGCTTCACTTCTTAAATCAGCACCATCTAATGTAATTTCTGAATTTGGAATTGGTACTGAACTAAACTTAGCCCTTACTGCACCCAACATTTCTTTTGCTAATGCTAATGCGTATTTCTGAATCCACCTCTTGCCAACGTGATTGATGTGAGTATATGTAATTCTATCAAATGGTGCGTTTGAGTAATCAGATACTACTGAGTTAGATACTACTGAGTTACTTCTATCAGATTCTAAAATATAATGGAAGTGAACTGTGTATGCGTGCTCAGGTACTGGAAATAATCGTATTCTATTGTTTTGAATATCAAACCCATATTGAGATTTACGAACCATATCGTTAAATTCGATTGCTTGTAATCTTAAAAGGTCATCATAAAGTGGTTGCATCATAAATGAAACACCTGGTGAGTAGTTACCCCATCCGAAAGTATCCATCATTTGTTGAGAACCTAAACCAGTACCAATAAATGGGTCAAAGTATCTTACCATCGCAGGTGGTGCGTTGTGTAACATCTTTTTAATCTCAATCTTATCAACACCAGGAGTTCCACTCTCCAATGATACCAAACTCGCATCAGTTAAATCATAAACTTGTTGAGATGCATTTGCTTCAAATGAACCTGTGTAGTAAGTTACTCTACCACCACTACCTGCTTCAGTTCCATAATCTTTAGATAATGAAATCAATCCACCTAAGTTTGCATTTAATTGTGTTTGTGATAGATTTGAACCTGTTGAACTTCCTTTTAAGTTTAAAAGGTTTTCTCTAATGTTGAATTGGTTTACTTGAGTAGAGTATTCAGTAACTGCTTCTTCAACACAAGTATAGAAATTGATATCTTGTAGTTCAATATCCACAATTGGATATCCTAAACGTTTGGCACACCACGATGCTATATTATCAACATCAGTAACGAACTCTGAATCTGAATCATAGTATCCGAATGGTGTATCACCTGCTGTGAAGGATGAGCTACCAGGCCATATTGGAATATTAACTGCCATTTAAATCTCCTTAGTGTTTGTATATAAATATGGTGGATTGTTATAATCCGAATAATTTATCGAGGACAATCAGCAGTATCATCAGTAACTACACCTGAATCATCCACTTCAATGTAACAACACCCCGTTCTATAAAATCCTGCTTCTGCTAAAGAAGTTCCACCATCATCAGTATAGACGGTATCACCAGGTGATGGGTCGCCACCAGAACCATCGTGCCAGAATGATGTTGTAGGTTCTTCTACTACACATGCAAACTCCGAGTTAGGATGTGGTCCATCACCTGTCCATTCATTATAAGAAGTACCACTTGCGTTATGGTCGTATGAATACCACTCATTTATTGCGTGTGGTACAGAATCATTAGGATATGATGTTGAATTTGTATTGATTGTACCATAAGTTCCACCTGCCAATTCAGCCATACCTATACCTGCGTTTAGACCAGGACCTGAACCATTTATTTCAGTATATATATCACTTATACTTATTTGACCAGATGATACTAACGCCATTACAATCTCCCTTTAAGTTCTTCTACTTCTTTTATTAGTGATTGAATTTGAGTTTGTTGTTCTTTATTGGCTTCAATCAATAAACCTACAAGTTTACCATAATCCACTCTTTTGGCTTCAGTACCATCTAATAATTCACCATCAGTTACTACCTCTGGAATTACTTCTTCAACCTCTTGTGCGATAAGACCAATATCTCTCTTTCCTTTAAGTTTACCATAATCCCATGTGTATTCTACACCTCTAAGTTTAGATACTTTTTCGGATGCACTTTCAATTGTAGAGATATCAGTTTTTAATCTTCTATCTGAGTTTGTTACTGTTGAATACGCAACAATGTTACCATCAACATCTAATTGACCAGTGTTTGCCAATCTCATATCTAATACACCATCCAAATACCATGCGTGGTTGGTTGCATTTACTACGAATTTATCGTTACCATCACGCCCAATTGTGTGCACACCATCGGTTGAAAGGTTTGTATCTACATTAAAGGTGGTCGCGGGGTTTAAATTAAGACCTGTACCTGCTGAGTAGGTAGTATCGGTATCTGTGGCACCAATATCAACATTACCCGAGCCATCATGAGTTATACTAACGTTTTCACCTGCGTTAAGAGTTACGTTCGCACCAGCATTAACTGTATAGTTTGAACCATCTGCTGAAAACTCCCAACTTCCATATGTTTTAGAATCGATTCTATCATCAATCGCTGCAGCAGTCATTAAAATTGTGTCTGAATCTGAGAATACTTCTCCACTTGTTTGTAATGAACTACCTGCTAATTCAGAAGTAGTTAATCCACTTACATTAAGGGTAACAGTTCCGCTTGAACCACCACCAGTAAGACCTGTTCCAGCAGTAACTCCAGTAATATCACCTAAATTTGTAGTATATCCTGCACCATTGGTTAATTGGTTGTTATTAGTTGGGATTGTTGTACTATTATATGCGTTTGAACCAAAGATTTCTGAAAATCTCTTTCTTCTTTGAGCACCATTATCTAATAAGATTATTTCATCCTCTGCAGTATTAATTGCGCCGGTCATATCAGTAAGTTCGGATAAGTCTAAACTAATGTCTACTGTTCCTGCGGATGTAATAGTACCCGAACCATCTAATCCGGCTGAAGTTGTAATACCAACTGAGGTTACAGTACCTGTGTTTGTTGTATATCCTGCATCATTATTAAATTCACTAACATTTGTGTTACTAAGGGTGAATTCATCTTGTAAATCTCCTGGTGATAAATCACCGAGTGATGTTGGGATTGTTGTTGAGTTAAATGCGTTTGAACCAAATATTTCAGAACCTAACTTTCTTTTCTGTACACCATTATCTAATACTACAAATTCATCGGTGGAGTTTACCCATGCAGTTGTCATATCGGTAAGTTCGGAAAGGTCTACATTAAATGTAGTACCACTTAAATCTAAAAGTGAACCTGCTGAGTATGTGGTGTTGGTATCGGTTGCTGAAATAGTAATTGTATTTGATGAGTTAGCAATCGCTATATTACTACCTGCACTAAAAGTTACAGTTGTACCCGTTGTAACGTTTGTCTGAGTAGTACCATCACTAAGTTGCCATTTAGTATAGTTATCAAGTGGTAAATCTGAAACTAATCCCTTCTTAATATTATTATCATTTGCATCATGATAAATAATTGTATCACCTGTGGAAATACTTGTTCCTTCTAAGTTTGTTGCAACATCTATAAAGTTTTCACCCGCACCCTCATACACTAAAGATATTGTACCCGTTGATGTAATTGTACCACCTGTTAATCCATCTCCAGTTGCAACAGATGTTACAGTACCCGAAGTGGATGAAGTACCTGTCGCACCTGTGGCTACAGCAGTTACTCTACCATACGCATCAATTGTGATTGTATCAATCTTAGTACCATTCGCAGCTGAACCATACGTTCCAGCACCCGCTCCTGCTGTTGCTAAACTAATAGTACCTGTTGAACTGATTGTACCACCTGTCAACCCAGTTCCAGTTGCAACTGAAGTTACAGTACCTGTGTTTGTTGTAAATCCACTATCATTATTAAATTCACTAATATTGATATCAGATTGTGAACCACCCAATTCACTCCAATTTAATCCAGTAATGTATCCAGCACCATTGGTTAATTGATTGTTGTTTGTTGGGATTGTTGGTTTATTTAATATAAGTGCATCTCCTGAACTTGCGTTCCAATCAGATTGTACATTTACTTCTGCACCAGTTGCGATACCACTTAATTTAGTTCTTTCTTCAGAAGTGATAATAGCACCCGAACCTGCGGATGTTACATCAGTATGACCTGTTACTGAACCTAAAGATTGTAGTGCAGAATCTGCTAAAGCACCCTGTGCTGCAGTTGCATATGCAGTAGAATTGGT